TAAAAGCATCAAACTCGTCATTACTTAAACCAACTCTATATGAAAATCTTGCTACCTCTAGAAATGCCCTTTGGAGTGATTTGAAAGGACGCAATGCAGAGTTACCCCTATTATCAATAGCATCAGATGCGTCAAAATCGTCAGGGTTTACGTAGATTATACGTCCAGTTCTGGACGTAATAATATTCTTTAATCTCGTTAGGGACATTTAACTATTCGCCTTTTAGTTATTTATTATGGTGCACCGCCACCGCCACCATCAGAGCCAGCAGTGTAAGTTTGGGTTGGGAAGCTGGTTGTTGAATCCTCGAATCCTATCAAATTAAATACATTATTAGCAGTCGTGCTTTTAACAACAACTGTCTCACCAGGTCCGATGACTAATGAAGTGATTCTATCTACTTCATTATTACCATTAGTAGTACCTAAAGTGATATAATGTGAAGCTTCTACTGCTGCTGAATCTACATCAATAGAGTTTACATTAATTAAGGATCTTGCTGCTCCTGCTAAAGCGGGAACATCATAAAATGTATCAGAAGTTGTAATATCAGGTGATCCTACACCTTTAATAAACTTAAGAACTGATCCCGTGTAATCACGAACATACCCGTAAGCACCAGGTGTTGTGCCATCAACAGTAAATGTTTGACCACCTACTGTAAAAGTATCAGTTGAAACCCATGTCCCTGTTACATCATATGCCCAAAAAGCATTATATGTAAAGTTTGTACTGGTTGTTAATGTTCTATCTGCTCCACCATAGTTAGCATTAGATGCAGTTCCTGTGCCACCATCATAGTAGTAGTATGCTGCAGTTGGGTTAGTGTTAGCAGAGAAATCATACTGAACATATCCGTTAGCACCATCACCTGCACTACCACTGGTAGTTTTACCAGTAGTATATTCAGTTCCATCATCTAAACTTCCTGCAGTTCCATCAGGTCCCCATTCTCCATTTGCGTCAATGGATAATTTAAAATCTCTACCACTCATAGTAGAGTCACCAACATCAAATCTGTATACTCTATCTGTGAAAACTTCTAGTCCTGTATTGACATACATGTTATATGTGCCACCTGCAGTTGTAGTAGAAAATACGAATTCATTATTAGCAGTTCCTACACCACCCGTTGATATTGTTCCAGACCCGTTAGTTCCTGTTTGGGTAGAATCTCCGTCAGCAAACTCAGTTGCAGTTCCATTAAGAGTTGATGCTCCTATCTGAAGGATCATCAAGTTATTTACAGTATCGTCAAATACATCATAAACAGTAGCAGTTGTCTGGTTAGGTGCTGTTCCTTTAACTATACTATCACCAACATTAAAGTTACCTGCCGCAGTTTCTAGAGTAACCTGTCTGATAGAAAACACTTTTACAAACAATGTAGTTAGTGTAGGAACAAGATAAGACTCAAACTTAAGAGTTTTTTCTTTATCAGTTGAGGTAAATGTTGTACCTGCTGCTATATTTGAAGAAGATGATAAAGGTGATGATGTATTAAGTTGAACTTCATAATGTGTTAATATATCTCCCTTATGTAACTTATATGTCGATGCATCTAAAGTTACTTTTTGACAGTAGTCTTTTATGGCAACATCATATGCTGAACCAGTACCATCATTTGCTATTGTTAGTTGTGTGCTTGCAGAACTATTAATAGGACCTTCATAAAGAATAGTATCCGTATTCGCTGTAGGTTTAAGTTGTGCAAGGAGTCCTTGAGTTGCCATTGTTAATTAAAATCCTGCGTAGAAGTATTGTTGTAATCTTGTTCGACCAGTTAAGTGTGATGCACCTAAACCTGCACCAAATGCAACGTCGTCTAAGGTAACGTTTTCAGTAGAAAGAAGTGTAGCGTCAGCATCTGGGAACTTAATGACTCTCGGACCTGTAATATTATCAGTTCTGAAAGTAACTGTTCCTACATCTGTCGCACTGTCTTTCAAAATAGGACGGTAATGAGTCTTATTTTGTATAATCTGAGTTGAAAATTCAGTAACAAGTGTACTGAATAATGGGTTACCCGCACCAGTATTTAGGTCTGCTGTAGGTGGGAATTTTACTTGACTAGTAGTAAGAGTGTTAGAATTATCTATGACAAATGTGAACTTCTTAGTATTATCGGTTCCATCTGCGATAATAATGTTCTCATGAACCTTGTTTTTAAGATTCTGAGTAGATTCTGTTCCTACTAATTCTACACTTTGGTCTGGAACTGTTATTGTCCTGTCTGCAGTTAGAGCAGAAGAGTTAAACTGTGCTGAAAACGAACCTACCTCTGCTGAGTTTGTAACTTTAGGACTGACCAGTGTTTTTGATAGAATAGTTTGTTCTGTCTTTGTATCTAACAATGTAGATGATGTAGCAGTAGGTTCAACCGTAGTTGTTACTGATCCTGCATCTGGTAAGAAATATGATCTACGAGTTCCTGATGTAGTTGGCCAGTTAATCTGGAATATTGCTTCCTCTGCACCATCAATAATAACAAAGTTGTCCTCATCAATAAGAAGAGTCTTATTTGTTAATGTTTGTGTAGTATCAGCACCAACAAGAGTAGTTCCATTACCTGCAGTTATCTCAGGCATCGTCATTATTCTGGTATTAGTACCAGTTCCTACGTTACCTGCTTCAAACCTAATCTTAGGACCTTGAGCATCTTCTAAGAAAAACTGTTCATCAGACATCAAAAACTGACCCGTTACTTTAACAGATCCCGTTCCTTTCGGTGCGAAAACTATGTCAGTATTATTGGCAGTATCATCAATGGCAGTAACATACAAAGATGTACTACTGTTACCATTATCAAGACGAGTCATATACAAACCACCATCACCAAAGGCGATACCTATTTGATTATATGCTGCTTGATATAGTCCACTGTCTCTGTCTAAATCAAAAGCTAGACCAGGTGACTCTTTGCTACCTTGTGCTAACCCTCTGAATAATTGATTAACTTTTGCTTTTCTATTAGGAATCAACGGATCAGAAACAACAATAGGAAGAATTGCTTCTCCAGATATATTGCTATCTGAAATCGTTTCCAACTGAGAAATCTTCTTGGTTCCCACGAATAATTACACTATTGGCTACGGTTTTATTTATAAGGGGTAGAGTCCCGTTCTTTGTTAGCTATACCATATAATTCAGCTAACTTATTATTCGGGTGATATATGTGTTCAATATATTCATCCGATATATGATTCAAGGTTATATTAAATGCTAAACTATATCTGTTACTAGTAGAAGGGCACTCTGGATCTACCCAATGTTCTATCCATGCAGGAAATGCTACCATCAATCCTTTTCTCGGTGATACTTTTATTCTTCCTGAGTTATACCAAGTCGCATATTCATGATATTGATATGGAACTGCATACTCCATAACGTTAGTAATAGGATTCTTTAGAACTAAATCTGGTGATTCTTCATCTGCCTCTGGATAATATACAACGCTGATCCAATGTGTACCGTGAAGATGAGGTTTTAAAGGTTCAGAAGCATTACTTCTATTTGCCCAACATGTAGTGATTTTAGGTTTTGAATTAGGTCCTAATCCATAGAGTTTCATGAATGTAGGGATTAAGTTATGAACATGATCCACAACTTCATGTATCTCAGGTTGATTTAAGTTAAGTGGTAAACCTGGTTCTACAGTTTTAATATACTTTGTAATTTTATCATCATCAATATCTAAAATATCTGATGCAAGAAAATTAGAAAATAATGGTTCTACGTAAAATCTATCACTCATAATATTTTATAGCAATGCTAAACCTATGATCATGTCTGAATGAAGTTGCTCTATGTGATATATTAGCATCAAATCCTATCAATCTATTAGGTATAGGAAGTATTCCTGTAATTTCACCATCAATTAAAAATTGAGTTTCTCCAAGCATATTTGGTTCCCAATGTAAATTAGGATAGTAAATGTATGTAGATCCTTCAGTTCCATCTTTATGCCAAAATGGTATTTCACCTGGTGCAAAACAATTTACGTACATTCTATAAGGACAACCTGTATTAAATTCAGCATTTATCCTACTATCAAATAAATCAAATGGACTTTTATCACCATCTGGTAGTATATCTGACACCATACCTACAGGGGGTAAACCATATTCGTCACGCTCTCCGTAGCGATATTGAGCATGTTCACAAAAATCTAATAACTTATGGTGAAGATGTTCTTCTAAAAAATCGTCTACAACGTCAATCACAATTTACCTCTAGGATTATGTCTCCTATTAATTATAGAAATAAATCTATCTTTAGCAAATGTTCCTCCAAGGCAAAAATCTAGTTCATCACCATCTTCCCAATTAACATCACCATTCATTTTAGTATGGTTCATTAATTCTTGTAGTCTATCAATGTGTTCTTGAGTTAGTTTCATACTGGTTTATATTTTGAAAGGTCACATTCTACCAATGGTAGTACTTCTCCTTTTCTAGGAGTAGGTTGACCTATTTTTTGTAAAATATCACCAGGAATTTTCTTCATAGTAATATCATATGGTATAGGTGCGTTTGCTACACACACTCTAATGCATTCAAGTTCTTCAGCAGTAAAAGTAACTCCTTTATTAGCAGTCATGTTTTCATAAACTCTTACAGCCTTTTCCATAACTTAGCTTTGAGAAATTTCAGACGCTTTCGTGCCTGACGCAATGCTTGCGGCTTCAATCGACGCTTGGGCATTTTTTTGGAATGATGCTGCCAATTTGGGGTCGTCATTTACATTCTCGATAAAACCTTTACGGAATTCCTCTACAACTTGCAAAACCTCTGGATCAACAGGAGGTCCTGACTGTTTAACAGGTGATAATAATGCAATAGAACCATCTTTACGTTTTATCTTAAAGACGGTTCTATTTCTTTCACACATAGTCAAAAGGAAGGAAAAGTTTTCTTTTGCTTCCTCCTCAGTAATCTCTTGGAAATCAGTCATTAATAAATGGTAATTAAATCTTCATTCATACATTCGAGCATAGCAGATGTGGTTTCAGAAAAACCTTCACCACCTTCTCTATCGAACTTCCATGTTACAGTATCTTCGTAACCATCCTCAGAAACAAGTTTGATTTGTCTCTTAGACATGTTAATAAAAACATGTGCTAGATAAATTTCATTATCAGAATCAGATGTATAATCTGTCATAGTTACCTCTGTAGATATATCTATAATACCACAAGATTATTGAAGGGTCAACGTTCCTGTGACAGTTTCTGAACTGGTTGTGTTAGGTGTAATAACGCTAAATTTACCACTAGTGATAGCATTATTATAGAAACTAGCAGTAGAAGCAAGATTAACCTTCCAATTTTCAAGGATTGATGGATTTATTATAGTCTCATATCCACCATTAATAACTGTACGCATTCCAGTAACCTTCTTCGGTGATTCACTCTGTTCAATATTGATTAATTGTAGTATATGTGGTGTTACCATTTCTATAGAGTTCTCTGCTGACATAGTAATCTCCATACCACTCATAGTTTGCTGATATGATGAGTTTTCAAATATACTACCAGTAATTTTAGTTGATACTGATCCTAACAGACATTCCGATCCTTGTAGTTCAAATTTAGATCCAACAACATTCATATCAACATCAGAACCAAATCTAAGACCATGTTTATGAGTTCCTCCCTCAGCACCTAAGTAAAAACCTCCTCCTACTTCAATATGACAGTTACCAGTTATTTTTAATAGATAGTCACCTTCAATATTACGAACATAATCTTTATTTACGATTTTACAGTCATCACCATGAACTTCTTGGGTTAAAGTTCCTGCATATGATATGTGATCTGCTACTAAAGAACCAGTATCACCTTCTTGTTTAGTAGATTCATTGATATATTCAAGGACTTTTGCCTCTATAACTTCATCTGATAATGAGTCATAATCAACTGCTTTTCTTAATTGATCTCTTATCTGTTTTTCATAGAGATGTGCATTATTAAAGGTAAGAGAGGTATGAGTTGTTCCATTTGCTCTTTTACTAATATCTGCCTTACGACCTGGTGTTCCTAGATGTAATTCATAACCTCCACTAATATAATTTGTAGCAGTAGTCATATTTGGATCTGCTTCTTTAAACATAGATCCAAACAAGTCATCACCTCTTACTGCATTGATAGAATCTAAATCTTTTCCAGTTAAACGGGTGCATCCAAACAAAGGAAACCAACCAACTAAATCTTTACCACCAGTAATTCTATTACAACTACTAGAACGGAATTTTAATAGTATTTTCATCAAACCAGTTAAGTTTGTACTAGTTTGATTGAATAAATCAGACCTTAACTCAAATATACCACTTCCTTTCTCCCATTCAGTAATAATATTATATCCATTTGTTGCTTCTACCTTAGTTTTAACAGAAGTTACTACATCACTTAGATTTTTAATGATTTTAGTAGATTCATCAACAATAGTTTTTACAACTGCGTCAACTGTATGTTTTACTAGTTCTTCTTTTGTTTGCATGTTAGATAAGCATGCTGAAATATAGTTAGTAACTACATCTAAAGGTTCTTTCTTGTAAGTTTCAATATTAGCATCAATAACACATAATGACTTTAATATAGTCTCTGCTGCCTCATGAATGCTGTTGTAAGATGCAAATGGTATTCCAGTAGCATCTGATTGCAACGCTTCTACCTGTAAACTAGTTGCTAGTGTAGATGTTGCTTGACGCATAGCAGAAATCACTTGAGAGTATACAACTGTCAAGAAATTATCTACTTTTACAGTCAAATCTTCTGTTTTTACATATTTACCTACAACTATATCCAAATATTTGCCATCTGTAATTTTAACAAGACTAGAGGTAGTATGTGCCAAATCCTCTATCAAATAAGACATTTTATACTCTAAACTCTTCCAAGGACCTCCAACACCATTAGCAGTAGGAAATGGGTGTGTGGGGTCTAAAGGTTTAATAGGGTTGAATGAACTACCGTGAATTTCAATACCAATATTCTTCGGTGATCCATCTCCACCTACTTGAGTGGTAGTTTGACCAGGATATGCAACACTGTTATGAGTGCTTTGTCTTAATGCTGATGGTTTATTAGTATTTTTGTCTGCAGGATGTATAGCAGCAGAGTTGGGTGCTGTACCCCACTCAGGGAATTGATCTGTAAATGCGAGTGACTGATTCTTTCTTGTATCTTCTGATTTCTTAACTCTCATCACACCTATTACTATAGGCATTTGGGCAGTTTCACCATCCATGAAAAATCCCATAACAATAGCACCAGTCTGCAACTGTCCTGCAGATTCACCTTGACCATCATTACCAGTTTGTGATGTATGTTGTAATACTGTTGCCCAAGGTAAGGAGTCTGTTGGAAGATCTGCTATAGTAGCACCTTGAGGATTAGTATAATATCCAAGCACACGAACTTTGACCCTACCAAGTTCCATAGGATCTTCATTATCTTCTACTTCTCCAACCCACCAAAAGAAACCGTCCTTACCGACAAACCCTGATGCATTTTCGTTCTGTATACCGTCAACTAGCTTCATTTTTAAGCAGTTTTTTAGTTATTTATTCCCTTAGTGGACTGCCATTTCTCCAAGGTTTCTCTATTACTATCTCTTCCTCTTCCTCATGTAACTGAATTAACACTCTCTTGGTTTCAGTCATGTATTCGGAATAAAAAACTATTGGTTGTTCGTAATGTGCTTTGTCACCACTCATATTATGTTTGAAATATCTTCTACTATTTTATATGCAAATCAACACAAACGCGAGGTTCTTTAGATTTTCTTTGGATTTGTGTAATATTCGATACTAAAAACCTTACACGCGAAAAAACCCCCCGAATTTTTTTTGCGGTATTTTGGTAATTAAAAGTTGAATTATATACGGACGAACTTATAAATTTCATCACTACCCCAGACTTTCTCACCCTTCTGATTAAATCCTCTGTCTCTTGAGAATAATTTGTCTCCATAGAGATTAATCATAGATTCTACTGTGTATCCTTTCTCACCTTTACATTTTGTACCGTCTAGTTTACCAATCCAATAGTCATCACAAAATGTAAAATGCATATCACATTCTTGATGTCTTGTTCCATCAAGCCTAAAATTCTGCATAATTACGTAATTTTTATCTGCTACTTGTATCTTATGTTTTTTATTACGGTATGGTTTATGAGGACCATCTACTCTATAAAAATTCTTAGAGGTATACCAATCCCCTTCCTTTGCCCAGATAATCTCTGTCTGAGCAAAGATATGAGGATTAGATTGTGCTTGTGCTCTGTTATGCCAATGACCTAACAGATACTCATCAAAAATTGACTCCATTACAAAAATAATATCTAATCGTCGTATACTCTACACTCAAATGCGTCTGGATGATTGTCGCAATAGATTTCTAAATGCTTATCTTCATGTCTTGTATGCCAGTCATTTATCCTTCCTTCATTAGGATCTACCACATCATTTTTGTGATACTCTTCATAATCTGCATGAACTTCTTCAAGTTCAGACTTTTTATACTCTAACATACCATGATTGATATGCTCTTTTCCATCTTTAGGATCAAGATAAACTTCGTGATCTAGGTCATGAGTCCTTTTCGCTTGAGGATTTTCTCCGATACCTTTAAATTCTTCGGTAATCATAGCTAACTCCTGTACTATACTATTATTTATCTTAACACAGAGTCCTTGAGTAAGTCTAGTTCGGTATAAAGAATAGTTCCTGTAGTGTTATGTTTTACTGACGATATCAAATATCTACCACTATATTTCCTGTCTAATGGTGTTTGTCTACCAGATTTAAAGTTAGCAGGGATGATAACATCTATTCCACCACCCACATACAAGTCTAGATTACCTGGTATTGTTATCTTGAGTTGAATGTTCTTGAGTGATTCTAATCTCATAAATTGATATGCTTGTAAATCTATCAACTCTTGATAGTTTGCTTGAGGATTATTGATAAACTTAGGATCAAATGTTTGATTAGGTAAGAAAGAATACCTTATTCTTCTTGGTTTACCAATCATCTTATGAACCATAGGATCTAATTGAGTCAATGGGTTAACAGTTTTCTTTCCATCTAAGTGAGACATCTTATCCCATATAGAATCTAATTGGTAAGTAGGATCATCAGTTGTTAGTTCTGTACTCATACCCATCTTAGATGAACCTAAAGTTACAGGATCAAATCCAACTGAGTAACCTGAGTAACTACCATCTCTCATGAGTTCTAATAGATGTTTCTCTCTTGGAAATGTAACACCACTAATAGCAAAAGCATCAGCACCAGTATTATCAACTTTCTTAGGACTATAGTGATACTTGTAGCATCTTGGTTTACCTGTAAGTTTATTAGTTTTCTTATCAAATGTTTGATCATTAATATCATCAATCAATCCATCAATAGATCTGAAATGATAACCTAAACCATTTTCATAGAATACAAATCCATTCTGTAGTATGCCACCCTTCCTAGATTTTCTTACACTTCTTTGTGCTAACCAATAGATTGTATCAAGAGGTCTCCAATTAGGTGCAGTAAATTTTTGATTATTAATAGTCTCCTCAACAAATATTTTCTTCTTACTATTAAGATACCTAGAGTTAGTTAAAAGATTTTGTACTATTGAACTTGCTTCTATATCACCTTTAAATATTACTTCTGACTGACCAAAGACATTGACTGATTCATTAGTAATAAACTCAGTAGAAACTGCCTCAACCATGAACACATCGTTAGATGGATTAGTTCTAGAACGTGAGTGGACACAATAGATTCTAAAATTATAAGTTCTATCAACAATAGAAGTTATAACTTGTAGTTTCAACTCTTCATGTCCTGTCATCATGTTAACAATACCTGCAGAGTCTTCAAAAACAAATGATGCCTCTACTGTAGAACTATCAAGACGTTCACGTATCTCCCAACCTCTACAGAAATTGTACAAGTTGAATGCTCCTTCTTTATTTGACAAACGTTTTCCGTCTCTGAAAAGACTAAGACGAAATTCCATTTCTCCTACATTATTTCTTTTTATTGCCATTAGAATTTCGCGATGTTAAAGTTACTCTGTAGGTTAGCAGCACTCAATGATGCTTTAGATCCTGCAAGACCTTGCATTCCTCCACCACCTCTCTTGAGGTTTTCAATAGCAGAAGTTGCAGCAGCAACGTTTGCTCTTACTGAAGAGTTGTGTGCTTCAACAGCAGCCATAGTTTCTGCAACAAGTCTCCTTGTTCTTTCACTTATCTGTTCTCTAGCATAACTTCTATCACTATATACCTTCTTCAAAGCATATGCTTCTTTTCTTTCTTGAACTTGATTTGCTCCACCTTTTGCTTGTCCACCAGAGTTTGTAGGACCTCCTAATATACTACCAGTACCAGTGTTACCAGAACTTGCAGAGGTTGTAGATGGACTATACTGTGTGGTTGATGCTTTCGATGCTGCGAATGCTGATCCACGTTTATTCTTCTTAGTATCAGTTTCTTTTCTACTAGGGAAGAATGGATTCTTACCATCTGCAACTCCTAGATCAGTGTTCTTCATGTAATCATTGAAGAACTTATTACCTTCAGTACTGAATACTGTGCTACCAAATTTAACATTAGATGCACTTGAATCACTAGAGTATAAACTCTTTCCAAATTTGGTAGAGTTCATCAATGCCATTGCTTGAGGATCAGAGAAACCTTTACCCGTGATCATACCACTCAACCAAGTATCATTTGTCGCACCTATCAATGACTTCTCAGCCTTGTTCAACATTGCAGGATTGTAGATACCACTTTCATCAACACCAATAGAATCAAGTATATCACTCATAGATGAACTACGTTTTCCAGACAGATTGCCAGCTTGATTAAAGATACTTCTAGCAGCAACTGCCATTGCATCTGAATCACCACCAGTCTGTTTGATGATAACTTTCTTCATTCTTTCTAACTCACTTCCTGACATACCAATAGCACCGCTACCTGCTACCTGACTGTCACCAAATCCCATTTGAATTTTATTCTTTACACCAAATGAACCAGGTGCTTTCTTATCACCACCAAATGTCCATTTACCCCAGTTGTTACCAACAATAGATGTTAACTTTAACCCTGCTCTATTAGCGTACGCCATGTTAGCAACGTTCTGGTTCTGAGCATCTTTATTACCCTTACCGAACCAAGCAACATCAAATGCTAATCCTTTCTTGTAGAGACCACCTCTACCATTTCTTTGTCTACCTGCTGCATCATATCCTGATCTATTAGGAGGTCCTTTTCTCCATCTATTATTTTTAAAGTTAGGATGATTAAAGACTGTGTATCCTTGGTTCAAGAACCCACGACCTGCCTCAACTACTGCTTGTTTTCCACCACCTACAAGTTTTTGATCTGCACCTTTACCACCACCTGTTTGAGAAGCACCAAGAACATTACCTAATGCTTGAGCAGCACCTCCACCATCAGCAGAACCCATAACATTCTGTAAGATACCACCAAGAGGTCCTCCTACTTGATTTGCAAAGTTACCTGCAAACTTACCTAAGAAATCTTTACCGAATGCTCCAAGACGCTCACCAAATGACATGCCCTCAGTACCAGGACCGAATAACTGATTAGCAATACCACCTGCAGTATTCATCCATCCAAATGCTTTACTACTTGGATCCATGAACTGACCTGCAATATTCACACCACCTTTTAGAATATCCATGAAGGTTGCTTTACCACCTTCACCACTACCTCCACCACCAAATATAGTTTGTATAGTGCTACCAATAGCACCTCCTTTGTTACCAAAGATAGAAGCACCTAGTTGTGGTAGATTCTGCATGATCCTGCTTCCGATTCCACCACTACTGCTACTGCTACTACTACCACCGTCACTTGGACGACCACTACCATATGTTCCTAATCCAAATCCACCAGTTCTACCTGATCCTCTGTTACCACCACTCCAAGTCTTACCTGTTAATAAATTACCTGCACCTTTAAACAATCCACCTAAGAAGAATTGTTTATCAGATATACGTGGCATATCAAATCCAAGAGATGAAGCAGTCATCATGTTGGATTCAGTTAAACCAGGCATTGCTCTTGTGGCAGAGTTATTGAATGGTATAACAAAACTCTCACCAGTATTTTTCTTCGCTACATACTCAGTTCCGTGACCAATAAACTCAGGACTACCACCACCAGGACTTGTAGACACAGGATAACCTGAGTCAGGACCAGAGATCCAACCACCAGTAGCAAAACCAGGTAATGATTTGAATGGTTTCGGACGGTAACCACCTTGTTCCATCTCATCATCTTCATCATCAGCACCCATCTGTTTAATCTTATTAGCACCCCAGAGAGTTCCACCAACTGCAATGGTTGCACCTAATGCTTTACCTTTCCAACCACCAGGAAATCTTCCTCTAGATTTTAATCCTTTAGAAAATCTAGTTAATGATCTATAAAATGATGTAAGTACAAACCTAACATCTTTAATTAACTTTAGAGGGTTAGTTAACCATCTTATACCTACAAAAAGAGCAGCTAAGTTTACGAATGACCTAGCAAATCCCGTCAGTCTTTCCCACCATGTAGCATCCTCTTTTAATAAATTGTATAACCCGTCAACTATTCCTCCTATCCTTTTCTGTAAGAAGTTACTGATCCATTTGAATGCCTTGTAAATGGCTTCAATAGCATTGACTATCTTCTGTTGATTCCGTTTATCTGCTAACCATTCCAACGCAGGTTTTATTATTGCTAGTTTAATAAACCCACTAAGAATCTGTAGCAAACCTTTTAAGAAGTTTGGTGCGTTCCTACCTACAAACTCATTAACAAATGATACAAACTTAGGTTTCTCTACCTTAGTATACTTGGGTTCAAATTTCTTTATCCTTTTCTTCTCGTCTGCTAATCTTTTTAGTTCTATCTTCTTTATATCTGCAACAACACCACCAATAGAATTAAGACATGCTCCAAGATTATTATATGCTTGGATAGTTTTCATCTGATAAACACCCGATGACTTATCAGCAGCACCAGCCGCAGCACTCTTCGCAATATTAGGAGAGATTAATTTATAAGTATCGATCTTGGTATCTTTAGATATAGCCATGTGAATATTTATTATGCTTGAGCAGGTTGTGGCATTGGAACAGGTACCATCCTAGGTATAGGAACAGGAGTTGGTATCTCTACTAACTTCTCTAACAACATAGGAACAGGTATAAACTCAAGTGATGACTGCATAGCATACTCTCTTGACATACCACCTTTCTTATTACTCATTGACTTTGCAGTCTGTGACATAATACCAAGCACCTCTGGTCTAACACCCAACTCAGCTGCCATATTTCTTAGACCGTTAACGAGTCCACCAGGACCACCTGCTCCCATCATACCTGTGATGGTTCTAAACAAGCCACCAAATCCCATCTGATCTGCGATGTTACCTATCAATCCCATAGGAGAGAACCCTGCTGCTCCAAAGGAATCTAACCCAAATAACTGAGACAAACCTGGTACATTAGCAACACCAGGTATCATACCAATGAGTCCACCAACAGCTGGGAACTTTTTCATTACTCCACCAAACTTATTCAACATTCCTTGAACACCCTCTGGTAAAAATCCTTGTATACCTCCCATGAGTCCACCTAATGCTCCACCAATACCTCCCTGCATAAACCCACCTATTGCTTTACCGAATGGATTATTAGACATGAAGTTACCAAACTTGTCTGCCATACCACCGAAGGTACCAGGGAACATACCACCTAGAGCACCGATACCACCAGTAATTGCACCAAATATATCACCAGATGCAGCAGCACCTATAGCACGAATAGCACCTATGAATGGTGCAGCAGGAGGAAATACTATTGGAACAACTGCTCCTAAAATACTACCTATAGGTCCAGTAGCGACGCTTTTTACAACGTTAGTAACACCTTTAACTACACCACCTATTGCTTTACCAATACTTTTAATAATACCACCAAAGAAAAATTGTTTCTTGTTTAGTCTTGGTAATCTACTTGTTACTTGACCACCTTCAGCCCAACTAAATGGATTCCACCATGATCCTTTCTTCTTTGCAGTATCTGTTTTCTTAGATCCAATACCAAAGGAACCCTCTGGCATTGTGTCACCATATCTTTCATTGTCTGACTCTACACCTTTATATTCTTCCTGAGGTACAAAAGGTTTTGTCTTGTATGAAGATCCAAAATCTATACCTTCTAATGGGTTATGTTTTTTACCGTGCTTTCTTTCGTATGGACTTACGTAAGTACTCTTTGGAGTGATACTAAATGATCCTTCTGGGAATGTATCACCATACCTTTCGTTGTCTGTTTCTACACCTTTGTATGCATTCTGAGGAACAAAAGGCATGTTAGCATAGTCAAGGAAAGGATTCTTAAACTTCTTGGCGTTTACCTGTCCAATAGGAACGTCTTCACCATCTTTCCTGTAACCAATAATCCTACCACGCTTATTCTTTATAGGAACTCCTCTACTATCTGCAGAATCAGTTACATCAGTAGTATCAGTTCTAGAACCAGTAGTATCAGTATCATTAACAGTGCCTTCACCTTCGACACCCTCCATTCCCTTTCCAGTTTCAGTCTTACCTTGGCTTACTTGTCCTGCTTCTGGGAAGAATGATTTGTGTAGTAATGGGAACGTGTTACCAGTAAGGTTCGCCATCCAGAAGACGTTGGGTATTTCTTTACCCATCATCATTCCGAACGGACCAAGCATAGCTTTGATTGCTATCTTAGCACCAGCCCATATCTTATTTCTAAATGGTGTTAACTTAGGAATCCATTTAGGAGGATCTTGAGGGAAGTCTGGTATCTTAAACTTAGGAATACCCTTATAGAATCTTGTCCATCCATTCTTTATCCAACCTAACATCTTGGTAAAGTTTTGGAAGAGACCTACCAAATCTTCTCTTAACTTTTGACCTGCAGCTTTCCATCCACCACCTTTGAATCCAATGTACAATAACTCACCAACATATTCACCACCCATCATACCGATGAATGATCCTATGCCTGGTATAGGAATCAATGTTCCAAGTGCACCACCAATAGCAGCACCTGCTGTTTTAAATATTACTTTTTCCCAAGGATCACCATTTAATATGGAGAACACTGCTGTTAACATGCTACCAAAAATAGGTATCCTGCCAAAGGTATTTTTAAATGCTTTGCTAAGAAGTTTTACATTATTTTTTCCAAGAAACTTTAAAGCACCACGACCAAATCCTCTGTTCAAACCTTTGGATAATATCTTTCCTGTTGGAGCTGTCCTAGGATTAAGACCTGATGTAACTGGTGGTTTAGGTGGCGGCTTAAATGCAGATGGATTCTTTCTTGCTAATCTCTTAACTCTTTGAAGTGCTTGCTCCTTAGTTAATCCTTGCTTAAGTGCATCACGATATGCTACATTACCATTCTTACCATACTTATTGAAGATAGGATTATTCTTACCTAACTTTACTGTCTTATTAAAATTCTTAACTCTACTATTGACCCTACTATTACTATTAGATGTGTTAGAATTTTTACTATTATTCCGTCTGTTTGGATTATAGAAATCCAGATTCAACATATTAAGGATTGAATTCATCAATCCAAATGGATTTAATAATGCTTGCAGTCCTACTATCCCTAGTAGTAATGTACCTAAACCTTTTAACCTAGTCCAAAAACTAGCCTTACCATCAACTAGTGCAGAGAATCCATCTAGTACTTTGGTTACACTACCCTTTGCAAATCCATATAATTTCTTAACTACAAAAGATAATTTCTGTAAGAACACTGCTATCTTTTTTATCTCTCCTGCATCTGATGCCCATGTTAGAAGACCTTTTATAGCAAGTAGATTTACAAGACCCGCAACAAATTGCATTGCTGCTACTAACAGTCCCTGTACACCACCAAAGAGTGCCTCACCAAATTTTACAAGAGCACTCTTCTTGGGTTTCGCAATTTGTGATTTCTTTATCTTACCAATACCTTTTCCCTTTAAGGCATTAGATCTTTCAAACTCATCTTCATTTCTTTGATCCCTTTCACGCTGTAGTCTACGACGTTCAGAGATTTCTCTCATCTTATCAAGTTTAACCGATGAAAGAGATATAGTATGAAGATCTTTTACTACAAGCCCTATACTGTTAACAGTCTTTCCAAGACGATTAACAGCTAGCAAATTAGTCCTAGGACCATTGGATGCGATTGTATTCTTGCCTGATCCACTAGGATTAACTAACTTATAAGTATCGATTTTAGGGTTAGCCACTAGATGCTTGTTGCTTAGCTTGTTGATCTTTCATTCTTTTCTCTTCTTCCTTAAGGAAGTCGATTAACATAGTCACATAGATTTCCTTCTCCCAAGGCATAAGGTTTTCAATGTGTTCTATATGCCATTTATGATGATGTATCAGGGCAAAGTTGGTATCATAATAAGCCCGAAGGTTATTATGGAGAAGGGCTATCCGAAAAAAGATGCTAGTCCTTCTAGTGTCACATCACTTACTACTTTTGTTTTAGGATTTGTAACTTTGAGTTTATGAGATAACTTAGGCATAGTCTCAAAGAAGTCTTGGACTTTCTTAAACTGAGCAGAACTCATTTGGTCTAAGAATTCTAGAACTTCTGCCTTTGGCATTTCTTTACAGTTGTGTACCTCTTCTGGGGTAGTAACTGTTGCAACACAACTTGCTGCCATGTCAAAGACTTGATCTACATCCTGTTGATTATCAACAAAGTTTGCCTTAACAAATGTATCAAGACTTGGGTAGTTCATAGTGATCATGATCTCATCAGACATCTTGATCTCTTTGTTATGACCCTTAGTCTTTTGAACTTTGATAGAGTCTAATGGTATCTTAACTTCGACTAATGTTTCGTTATCGTCTGGACAAGTGACACCTACTTCTACGCTCTCACCAACAGACTTGGTTCTGATTTGTAAGAATACAAATTCAATATCAAATGTTGGAAGTGCTTCTACATCTTTAATATCAGTGCATGCACCAATAATATCTTTGATAGCATTTACAATACTATCTTGGTTTCCAGTCTCAGTAGCAATCAATAGAACTTTCTCTTCCTTAACAAGGAATGGTCTATAATTTACTACTCTACCGTCAGACGGTAGTTTCATTTTAAACTTCGGTGTTACTAAGGTCGGTAATGCCATAATAATTTCAATTCAGTACTATTATTTAGTGGAGTTTCTAAAAGTTATATGTGATCCACTTTGATCTGTCTGTGACAGTTCTTGATGATGCCTTTCTAGGATCATGCTGAGGGTCGCCAGGAATATATGCTTCGTGACCACCCCAATCAGTAACTTGAGGAACATAATATCTATAACGTTCAAAGTAGAAACCTACGGTCATAGTATTAACTCTTGACTCCATGTTATTCAACTGAGTTGAACCTAGATTAAATGGGAACACCTGTCTCAGTTCCCACATAGCAACGATACGATTTCGTTGTGGCATTCCAAGCCATTCCTGTCCAGTTCCACATTTCTTTACGTATGATGCCCACCTATCTTTATCAAAGAGACTAAGAATATTTCCTCCTCCTCTCTCCCATTTGAATATCCTTACTACTGGTGCACAATAATTATCATAGAAATCTACATACTGATCTGCATCATTTCTTGCAAATGACATCCATCTTTCAAAGAGTGTTCTTGTTTTATGATTAGCTGGCACTTTAAACGTCATACTAACTTGACTGAAATTAGTTCCAGTAATATATCTGTGCGGTGAACCTTGAACAACTAGTTGTCCAGTTGCCATCTGTTTACTAGGTAAACTTACACTATCACAATAGTAATCTAATAAGTATTGCTCATCATTACTACTTAAAGACCAACCTGGTTGACTACCAAACATGGACGGTGTAAGAAAATGCACCGAGTACATGTTAGTGTAACTAGGATTGTTCTGTAGTTTTCTAGAGAACGCAAGGAACTCTTGGAAAGAACTATCTCTAGCATCTTGTTGATTAGGAACTGATCCTCCAAACAAATTATACTTGGAGTTAAATGCTGCAGCATAATCTTGCAATGTCTGATCAAATGCAGGACCTATTGAGTTGAATAAGTTTGATGTAACGGATGATATTAATGATCCTAACATTATACTTTAAGCTCCTTTTCTGTGATTAACATGAATTCCCATCCACGATCTTTACAATACTCTCTTGCTGCTTCCCACTTAGCTTGATTGATGGCATAAGTAACAACCTCTGTGATATATGCTTTAGTTTGTTTCTTTTGTTTCTTAGGTTGTTTTGTTTGACGAAGAGGTTTTACCTCAACCATATACTTTTTCCTTCCTATTTTTACATAGAAATCTGGGAAATATTTATGGCGACGACCATCAGCAGGAGAAATATATGGGATGATGATCTCTTCGCTACCCCATTCTGTGACAGAAGACGATCTATCACACCATACCATGAACTTATATTCCCATGAAGACCTATAAATAATATTATGATAATCACCTTTGTACTTTCTTGGAAAGGAAGGACGGTATTTTCCTTGATACCTCATAAATAATACATGAGTTCACGACTATTTAGGTAAAACATTGAGCGTTTATAGATATCCATACAGATTACCAGCTACTAGGTCGCAATACGGTGGTAAGGCAGCCGATATGCCTACTGATGCAACCGATTATCTAATGATTAGACGTGAGAGATATCAGTATGATGATCAACAAGTTCCTGCATTCTATGACAGAAGAACACCAGGTAATCAACAAACTATAATTGCACACCCAGATAGATGTTACATTGCTATTCCTCCACAGATTACTACACAGTACGCTCCTGCATATAGAAGAGCAGACGTTGGTGTGTCTGGTGTTGCAGCAATGGGACTACTAGGTGATGGTAAAGACTTTACTGCAATGGCAGGAACATTACAAGATGCTGCAGCTGCTGCACTACCTGAGTTCTCTACTGGTGCTATACTATCAATGATCAATGGATTCAACCAGTTTGTTGGTCTTCAAGGTCAGTTAGATATTAATACTATACAATCATTACAGAGTGGTAAGATATTCAACCCATATAGTGAACAGATATTCCAAGGTATGAGTTTTAGAACTCATAACTTTGCATTCAAATTCTTGGCAAGGAATGCTAGAGAGTCACAAGAAATTAAAAGTATTATAGATTATATAAAAATAGGTGCTATGCCTAAGATAGCAGCAGGTGATTATAATAAGAAATTTATTAACAAGAACAAGAAGTTCGCAGCATATGGTAAGGATCAGTCTAGAGATAAGATGACCTTTGATCAAGACTGGTTTAAGACAGATGCTTTTAGTGGTAGTGATGGATATGCATATCAAAATAGATTCTTCGAGGTTCCTGATAGATATCAGTTAAGGTTTGTTCGTTTTGGAACTGATGTTTCTTCACTTGGTAGTCTTGAACCATCACAAAGAAGAGATCTGATGTTTAAAATTTATCCTTCTGTTTGTACAGGTATAAATGTAAACTATACACCAGACAACCAATACGTATCACTTAAAAATCCATCAGAACAAACAACAGATGTTCCTGCGATAGTTATGACTATAACATTCACAGAAACTAGACTACTTACACAACAAGACGTAGCAGCAGGTTATTAATGGCATTCTTTTCTTATCTTCCAAATGTATATGTAGGTGAAGGCATCACAGATGATGAAGACTTCAAGTATCGTCTTGTCAAAAATATATTCAGAAGAGCAAAGACACGAGCAGACTTAGATCAGTATGTAACTTTACTAGAAGCATACGAGGTAGGAGAAGATGAATCACCTGCTAATGTTGCACTAGCATTTTTTAACGATCCATTTTTAGACTGGATGATCCTGATGGTTAATAATATTACTGATGTATATGAACAGTGGCCAAAAAATATTAATGACCTACAAAATTTTTGTAGAAGTAAATATAATGATCCTGATTCTATTCATCATTACGAAACAGTCAAGGCAGAATATAATGGAGAACTATTTTTAGAAGCAGGAATAACTGTAAATGATACTTGGAGAACTGTATTACCTGATGGTTCTACTCTAGGTGAGACAGAATCAATATATCCAGTAACAAACTATGAGTATGAAGATTATTTGAATGAACAGAAAAGACTTATAAAATTACCAACACCTCCTGTAGTAGAATTAATACTAGCAGAGTTTGAAGATGTCATTGCTTACGAACCTCATTCAGAACTAGATTACTATGGTAATAAGAAGAGTACTTTAAATATGTCTTCTCGTTTCCTTGATACTGCAGGTTATGTTACTGGTAGTGTAAGTAGAGATGCTAGTGTAGGTAACGTAACATCATATGATAACGGACCAGGTAGCACAACTATACAGGTTGCTGCGGGTGTGTCTACTACTGAAACAACTGCTCCACTAACATCAGTAACACCAGATTCTGGTACAAGTAACACTACAGTAGCAGGAACTGCTACAGCTTCAGCGTCAGAATCTACAGCAGTAACAAATTCTTCCAGCTCAAGCACCAGTTCTTCCAGCTCAAGTAGTTCTAGTTCAAGTAGTAGCAGTAGTAGTAGCAGTAGTTCTTCTTCATCTTCTGGATCTTCTGGATCTTCTTACGGAGGATACTAAAAAAACCCTACACGCGAAAAATTCTGGCGAATTTTTTTTGCGGTATAGGGGTATTTTAATGTCAAATAATATATCAGACTTTAGTCTCTTTGTCTCCAGTCATCAGATCGTTTATCATTATGAAACCAGTTTGCTATATCATCTGCACCACCGAAACCCTTTTTGTGTTTCCTTGAATCCGAGTCTCCTATATCCAAGTACTTAAGAAAAGTTGAGTCAGTATCCGTTGTTAATCTCCTTGCTTGGCTTAACATACCTCTCGCTGATGTGTTTGCCTTTGATAATTTCTCTGCCCATATCATATCATCTAAACTTACTTCCTGTTTTGCTGCGATTGCTTTGCAGATTCCTTCTAACCGAAGGCGATAGGCGGTTGATAACATAAACTAATACATATGATTAGTATTATTTAACTACCTTCCATCCCAGATCATGTCAGGCATTGTTCCCTGTCCTGGTTTTATTACAAACAGTAATAAAAAATATGCAGCGAAGTAAATTAAATTAAAAGTCCATGCCTGTCTGTAAAGATATTTTCTTACACGCATGGCAAACTCTACTTTAGAATTTGCAGCAGGATCAAACTTATTACCTACCTGTCTTAGTATTTGTTCTATAAGAACTGCAACTAGTGTTCCTATTACTAATGGATAGAATAGAAAGTTTGCAAATGACATGACTGCTATTAAAAAACTCATCTTCTTCTCCTCCTTTTCTTTTTAAATAATTTTTGGTAAATTGGTCTAACAATAAACAGATCTAATATCTCATACAGGAATACAAATCCTAAGAATACTATCATTCCTATTAAAATTATATACTCAAGGAGTTTAATCATCATGATCGTCCCAAGGGTCTGCTAAATTTTTGTTTGCAAAGAATCCTTTGTATACACCGTAACCTGCTAACAGGATAGTGATAACTGCTATGGATATTCCTAATGTAAAATTAGGATCTGCATTGTAGTGTGGTATGATTGCGTTACATTTAGACCATGTACCTGGTAATGTATAAACATTAGGACATGTTCCTAATAGAAAGTCATACGCTAGTTTGTATTCAAAAACTGATGTCATTTTAATAAAGCGGGAACGTCTCCATCACCCTCATCTTCTTCATCATCATCTTCTAATTCATCTATCCTTAGTTCTAAAGATTTTTTTAGAAAATTATCTTCGAGTTGAGAGTCTGGAGTAAATTGTATATCAACTGTTCCCGTCTCGTCAACCTCTGGTGAGAATTTGATGACAAGTAACTCATCTCCTTCATTAACAATCCCATCCATTTCTGGATGATTAAAAGATCTTTTTCTTTTAATTGGTTTGTTTATGTCACTCATGTTCTTCCACATAAGAGACAAAGACATGGCAAATAATACTACCAATGTGAGGAGAAATAGTATGGGAACAACTGCGGTCATCTATGTGGATTGTAGTAGTTTAACATTAATAATAATATAAAAATGATAACAAGGATTGTAATAAAAATCATGATGTAGTAAATTATTTAACCCTAAAGACTACAGTATATCTATACCCATATTCTTTAGTCGGAGCATGTCCTCTATGTTTCAAGTGTGAAGGAAATACTATTACTCTACCAGGTTTATACTGATAGACTCTAGTACCTTCTGCAAATGGATCTTGGATCTCAAACTCTCCACCCCACTTAGATTCCCAAGTAGGATTTAGCATAAGCATAATAGTTTTTTGATTGGAATCTCCATCGGTATGGAAACTCCCTTCACAATGTTGATGCTGACAGTTTAAAGAAATATAATGTAAGTAAAATTCTTGGTTCAACTTTACTTGAATCTGCTCAAAGATATCAAAAAAATCTTGAGCAGATGAATTTAATACAGTAACTCTATTTAGATTTTCTCTTTGAAATATTTGAGTTCCAAATAACCTATGCGTATTTGTATCACCATAAGGATACCCTTCTCTATTAGCAGTATTATTTGCAGTCAAAGGGATGTTATTAATTATTGGAAAGAAATTATGTAAAAATCTTTCGTCAAAAAAGTCATCATAAATGTCAATCATTATCTAAATGGTAGTTTAACTTGTGTAATTTTGTCGATAACATTACCTTCAACTCTCTCCACAATCCTATCAAGAATATCAATATCGATATGCATGAAGGGAGGAATCACACCTAATAATCTTAGCAAACCATCAACGAATAGTGCGAGTGCTGTGAACCCTAGAATCATAGAGATAACCGTAGCATCTCTGTTATGCTTACGCATTGACTCTTCATCAATACGTTTTGCTTCTGCTAATGCTGCAGCGATTAATCCATCCACTTCCTTCTTAGTATAGAAGGATCCACCTGTATACTTTGAAAATTTAATATCAGATAGTGGGAATTTATCCATCTTAACCGCCATCCATAGAACATCCTATCACACTACCTGCAACGATACCTGCAGGGATTGCCCACCACCTGCCTTTACCTTGAGATCCATAACCTGCTAGTCCACCACCCATCAGAGCACCTATTGCTGCTCCATCAGAGCAATCATTGGTATCTACATCTTCGTATACTGTTACGTGTCTACGATAAGAAGGTGCAGGATTAGTATATGCTGTTGAAGTATCACAAGGAACCTCTAAGGTTTCATTCCAAGACTTAACATAACCAGGACTATCAATAGAACCTGGTACGTATTCTTCTCTGTATTCAGTCTTGAAGCAAGTTCTTGATGACGAATAACCTGCTTGATATTCATTCGCAAGAACTGAAGCAGGTGATAATGCAATAATAGATGCAAGTAAAAGTTTCATTTCTTTGTTGTATATAATATTATTATAGCAAAAAGGGGAGCGTTGTAAACTCCCCTTGTGCCAGTTTATAAACTGATTAGTCCTCTTCTGCTAAGGATTGAAAGTAGGATAACGTATCAGTTTCTTCAGCAGCAGGTGCAGCAACTGCACTCTTCTGTCTGAATTCTGTTACTTCAGCACCCCAATCTCTAGGAACTCCTCTGCCTTCACTTTCATCTTCTAAATCTTCATTAGCAATCGGTGCTACCGTTGCTGCCTGAGACTTAAGGACTAAGTTAAGACGTGCTTTAAGTGCATCGTATGACTTAAAGTTTTTAGAATCTTCAAACTCAGCAAGAGAGTAACCTTTCTTCCAGATTTCTTCTAGTTGATCATCATCAAATCCTCCGAGCACTCCTGCTGCAGCGAACTCTGACTTATCATAGTTCCAATAACCATCTACCTTTCTGATCTTTAATTTAAAGTCAGCACCCTTCCAGAAATTGAATGGGTCGATAGGTGATTCATCTGCGAATGCAGGTTGCATTGCTTCGACTAATTTATCAAAGATTTTCTTACCATATTTGTATAAGAAAACTTTACCTTCGTTCTCTGGGTGATTAGGATCTGACACAACATAGATGTTAGAGTAGTAAGAGAGTTTTCTCTTCTGTGCTCTAGCGATTGCTTTGTCTGACTCTTTACCACTGTTCCAGAGTTCACGATTAAGTTCACCGACAGGATCATCTTTACCAAGAGTAGTTAAACTATTCTCGATGTACCATTGACCTTGAGGTCCCTTAAACGCATGACTCCATATCTTTGCCCAAGGCATGTCCTCTCCATCAGGAGCAGGAAGGAATCTTATAACTGCGAAACCATTACCAGACTTATCTAGTTCGGGTTTCCATAGTCTCTCATCCGCACCTGTTTGTGTAGGTTGGTTGAGTTTCTCTATCTCTTGTGTTAGTCTTGCAAGTGAATTGCCAGAACTAGCCTTCTTTAAAGAAGCAAAAGACATAATCGTATTCTCCGTATTGAATGTATTGATACTACTGTGTAATCGTAGCGTACTATTTAGGGTCTGTCAAGTTCCTTTTCTTTAGCATCTCCTAACGTTTTAACCATATTATTCATGCAATCTCCTAAGTCTTTGAACCCGAATGCTTCACACATTGCATTGATTCTAGTCTTCATGTCTGCTGCCTCATCATCTGTCTGTGCAGCAAGACATAACCTAGTATAAAAAACTTTTTGTTTCTCTATTAAACCTTCACACTGTTCTATGTGTTCTATCTTTTGTTCTTTAGACATGAATCCAAGTCTTCCTGTTTGTATTGCAACCTCTTGATATGTTGAAAATATATCTTGAAGATTCTGTTGGACTTGTTCGTGAGAAAAGAAACTCATAAGGGTAACACTCCTTTACTGGTTGGTTTCATATAATTTAAACGTTGTGCTTCATGCTTCAAACGTTCTTTAAGTGGTTTAGATAATAGTTTTGGAACAGTTTCTAGTTCAATTTCTTTCTCTTGACAATAGGCTACTACTGCTTCGATATATGTAATTAAACCATTACTATTCTTAACTAATTTTTCAATTTCTATTGAGAATTTAACAGGTGTTAGAAAGGTATCTTCTAATTGTTCTTTAGGCATTACCTTTTCCCCTAACAAATTCTTCAATGTATGATTTGAGTAGTTGTAAATAGTCATCAAGATTGTACTTTTGAAATACTTGAGTAGATCCGTCTTCAGTTGCGATGAGTGTGACAATTTTCTTTACCTCTATACCTGATCGTTCTAAGAACATCGCTGCGTATGCAGTCTCTTGAACAAAGTAATGTTCAATGTGATCTTCTTTCTTTGATTTAGTTGAAGTTTTAAAATCGATTACTGCTAACTCACCATCAAATTCACCAATGCAATCAACACGTCCTGCCAGTCCAAGGTAATGAGAGTATAGAAATGTTTCTAGACAATGTATCTTGTTAATGCGATTCAGTTCTGCTTTAGCTGACTGAAACATTCTAACAGATAATGGATTATTTTCCAAGTATTTGTCAAGATTTAAAACACCATTAATATAATCCTCAGTTATACTATGGAATGCTGTGCCACGTTGAGTAGTTCTAGCAGTGATTCGATTAGCCTCAGTCTCACCAATTCTTGCTCTCCATTCTTTGAAGAACTGAGCGTTCTTGAAAGATGTTATTGAGGTAACACTTGGATAATATTTATCAGCGTCAGGAATTTTATAGAACCGAACACCATCTTTGTTAACAGGATTAGCATCCAAATTATCAAAGGGTACATCAACGAAAGTGAATGACATTTAAAATCCTAGATTGTATTTTGCGATTAGGTAAGATTTAACTAGACCAGAGCGAACGATATCAGGTATACCAAATTCAACACAGGTAAATTCTTTATCCATCTGTTGTAGAATTTTAATAAAATCTGAGATACCAGACTTCTCATACTCTCTTGTGAGATCAGTTTGTGCAACGTCACCACAGAACATAATCTTTGAGTCCTCACCTATACGAGTGATCATAGAATCAAGTTCATGGAAGTTTAAGTTACTAAACTCATCTACTATTACAATAGTATTATCAAGAGTAACACCTCTGATAAAACTTGTAGACCAGAAATCTATTGTATCTTGTGCTCTGAGATTATCATAAAGCATTTCAAATGAATTATCATCAGGCATACTAAACATATACCTTACCATATTTTTGTATGGTATCTGATAGAGATAAGATTTATCTTCGTGGTCACCTGGTAGGAAACCAATCTCTCTAGTAGGAACTAAAGATCTTACAATAACTATCTTATCATAAGGTGAAGACTCGTCAAGAACTTCTTGTAAAGCAAGATACAATGTAATAAAAGTCTTACCAGTTCCTGCAGCACCGTGCAATAATATATTCTTACCCTCAGAGTAAGCAGTAAACACAGCTTTCTGATTATCTGTCAGAGGTTTGATGTCTGACATATAAGTTTTATCAATAGGTTTCTTACGTTTCATTTGTTTCGCAGACATACCATTGGGGAAAGTCTTAGGAGCGTTGGTTCCTTTTCTTGCTTTAGGCATTAAGTATACCTCGAAAGGTTAGCTAGAGGATGTGCTGATTGTACTTTAGACATCACTTCTTTAAATCCATCTTCCATCTTTGGTTTGCCATACATTTCTGAGGCAACACCTGCCATCCAATCTTTATCCCAATCTGGATTATCCTTTCTCCATTGGTCATACTTTGCTATAGTCAGGTTGAGTTCTTGTTTCTCCCCTGTCTTAGTATTTATTACTGGGTAAATAGGCATTATTTTCCTCCGATAAAACCGAATAGAACTTTAAAGAGTGCTCTAATAAATGTAAGAAATGGATAGGGATCATTGACTCCTATCTCTTCAAACAAATACATGTTTAATCTAAAAGCGTAGTTCGCTTCTGTTATTATAGCATTCTTTTGAGATTCTGTGAACCCCATCTCATCTATTACACTACGATATCCGTTCTTCCACACCTTAGCATCATCTATCTCTTCAAAGTCATAGAACTCTAATCCTTTTCCTACAGGAGGTTTCAATGCTTTCTCTGCTATCTTCTTTAATATCTGTCCACCAGATAAGTCACCGATGTATCTAGTATAATGATGTGCTACTAATAGATAAGGATCTTGTTTAGCAACCTCTTCTATCCTAAAACAATATGTACTACATGCAGACGTAGGTGTTATTAAGTCCTTCCATTTAGGACCATAATAATATTCTAAGTCTTTTGATAATGCTTCAACACGTTCTAACTCTGGATAGTTTATCACCTTAACATTCAGATCTTCAGACTCTTTAATACATCTTTCCATTGTGCTATAAACAAAATAGAATTGAGCAATGAGTCTACGATATTCTTCTGGGTCTAATACACCACGAAGAAAGCTAGTAACAAACTTACTATTCTCTGCTGCGTTATGTGACTCCTTAGTTCCTAGTTTTAATTCTTTAGAAAATGTTTCTACCATTCCATTGCCTCCGAAATAATAGGATACTCTTCAAGGAATATTTTCTTACAATCTTCTGCAATTTCCATGTGTTCTTTTTGAGTACCGTGTCCTGTTCTCAATTCTATGTAGTGCATCCAAGAACGGAGAGTTCCTGTCATGTAGATACGAGTAGGAACTGCCATAGGTAATATCATTCTTGCACATTCTTTTGCAATACCATCTTCAAGCATTTGTTTATATACATTCATTGTCTCTTTAAAATTATGCTGCATCCATATCTCATACTTCTGTCTTGTATGTTCATCAAGATCATCTATAGATTTCTGACGATTGGTTACATCTTGTCTTCTTAAATCTGGTAAAGGTATTTCATCTCCTAGTAAACTACTGTCAGCATACCTTTGACTAAACTCTTGGAAAGTAAATGATCTATGTCTTAATATCTGTGCAGCAATAGCACGAGTTGTCGCTATCTCTAGAGTTAAATGTGCTTGCTCAAAGATTGACCAATGCTGATGCTTGATACAATACTTCAGTAGTCCTGATACTTTAGGATTGTCTTGATTGTTAGGATTACTTACACGTGCAATATACCCGATGGTTTTTTCTGCATCAGGTGTACTACTAATTAATTTTACTTTCATTCCTGTCAAATAAGATTCGAGAGATTACAAATAGACCAAGTGATTGTAGGTATCCAATAGGAGGTAACCCGAATAGACCTGGTATAACCATGTTCCATACTCCCCAGAGTATAGCAGGTTTAGCGAAGAAGTTTATAATAGATGCCACAGCTTCTGTAGTTTCTCTATTAGTTTTTTCTTCTTTTGTTTCTTTTGGTTCATTATTAAAATACACAGTCATCTTCTTCCTCTACCCTTCTTATCCTTTTCCTTTTTTTCTTTAGGATCTTGCCATAAGTTTGGACGAATAGTTCCTCGTGATTGTTTGAAAGATATAAAATCTTTTTTATATTTGTCATAGTAATGATCAAACAAATCTACTGCCTTCTGACACATAGTCAGGTCATACTTTGTTTCATCCTTCACCTTATACGTTACTAGGTATGCAGTATAAGGTAACTTAACATCATCTGCATCAGCAGGTGAGCAATTCTCTTTGAGAATTTTTACACCGTAAGTCATGAACGATTACCCCAGATAATTTGTGGAAATGCTTCTTGTATTACTGCCTTAGTGATACGCTTATACTTTGATGTAAGCTTACCATCTTTTACAAGACAGATTAATTCTGCCTCTTGTGCAGACAACCCTTCTATGAGTTGTATAAACATTTGTTCTCTCTTTGTTCTCTTAAGAGAATCTTGTCCACCTTTTACAAATCTAAAGAGACCTCTATACTCTTGTTCTAAACGAGTATGGTCAGTCCCTGCAGGTGCATCGTTAGGTGTGTATGGAACGTCTCCTTCGGGAATCATAGAGATTACACTCTCATCAAAGTTCCATATTAAAACTTGACGTAAAGCATTAGAGTTATGTTCTTGTAAGAGTTTAACTTTTTCTGCTTTAGTCTTTGCATTAGAGACCTTACGTAAGATCTCTGTAAGTAGTAATCTAGGATTACTATTTTCAAGTTGTTGTGTTGCCATAATTAGTTAATCATCATCGTCATCATCAGACTCATAGTCTGCCCACGGATTTTCTCTGCGAACATACATTAGGTCATCATGTACCATGTTACCGTCTTCGTCAAACATCTCAGGATGTGTGACTGATTTAGAATAGGCAGCGTTTTCGATGTAATCTTCAACGTAACCTTTTGCTAACCAAGAGACGGTTATACCAAGAATAAAAGCACCAATAACGGTTAATACTACAAGTGCGATTTCCATAGGACTCTCCTTAGCTAGAGTTATTTAGTATCGTAAAAGAAGGTTAATGTGAGACGTGAGTCTTCAAAGTCAGTTCCAAAATAAGAACCTGCTGCATGAGGTGTTCTACCTTCGTATGCTATCAAGCGATTATAATAATTGTGAATGACATTAACTGTCTCAAAGTTAACACGATTATATTCTTCCTTGATGGTATTAAATTTTTTGATAACTTCTACATCATGTGACGTACAAGCATCAGCATAAGATTTACCCATCTTAGATTCATATAATCTCTTACCGATATAAGTTCCAGACTCACCTGGAATAGGATTTTTATCATTCAGATATATCATTCCAGATAACTGGAAAGCATCATTATGATACAACCCTTCTTTATGAATGCCTGGTGTCAGATGATACCAAGCTTCAAATTGATTAATCTCTAGCAGTAATCCTAACTCCAACTCAGTTTTAATCTTTAGTTGTAATACAGGATCTACTTTAGATCTGATACCAGGATACCTAGGATTAGAATCATTGATAGGATTATCATGCTCTTTCTTTAGAGTTGACAACGCTAATGATCTAACGTGGTATGCATTTTCAAAGAACATATCTTGGAACCGATAGTTTCTATCAGGTTCACCAGATACTCCCTCGGTTGTATGTTGATTACCACCTTGTCTACCCATCTGGATAGCTTCCAGTAAGTTATTTGGAGTATCTTGATTCATATGTCTTAGTATCATTTAAGATACGGAACAGATAATTTCTTATCTTCTCCGCTTTCTTGACACCTAGATGACCGTATGCTTCGGTGCATTGTTTATCACCATCCACTAGGTAGGCATCTAGATCTGAAACCATTAAGGCAACTCCCTTTAAAGTTGTAGAGTTTTTAAATCTCTCTATAAACTCAGGAGATGCTTTGATTTGTCTCAAGTAATTATAACACTTAAATGGAAATTTGTCACCCTCGAAGGCTTGATCTATTGCGTACTCAATCAGTTCACATAGTTCATCATAGTGCGAGGGCAAAAATGGTTTTGCCATCAGATAATATTATTCTCTCTCAGGTATTTAACAGTATCGACACACCCTCCTAATTTATCTGCATTCATTAGCACTTGTGGAAACGTAGTAAGGTCTCCAAACTCTCCATAGAATGCTTCTCTACTGAAATGGTGATCTAAAATATACTCTCTATAACTTATACCTTTTCCATCAAAAACTTGTTTTATTTGTTCACAGTAGGAACATCCCTCTTTACTATACACTGCGAAGTTCATTCCTGATCTTCTGTCGTTTACTCCTACACCAATTAAAGTATCTTTCATTTGTTTTTAAGAATAAAAAAGGGTGGACTATGCCACCCTGTTATTTAGAAAATTAACTTCTGCTTTAGAAAGTGAATTTAACACCTGCTTTAGCACCCCAGTCAATATCATCTTCGTTAGTTACACCAGAGATCTCTCCGTAGAACTTATCATAAGATCCACCAAGGTATCCGATTAACTCAACGTCACCGAACTCGTCAGTTGACTCTGTGTGAGTTACTGTAGGACCACCAGATACGTACCAACCGATACCATTAGGTGTTTCTCCTTCGTAACCTACTACTGCTTCTAATCCACCAGATGTATATGATCCATCAGGATATGAACCTGTTGCTTCCAAATTGACATATGGACCAGCAAAAGCTGCACCAGATACTAGAAGAGGAGTTGCTGCTATTGCAGCGATTGTTGATTTAATAGACATGTTTGTTTAAGTTTCTCGCATAGGGCAATAAAAAATCCCCTGCGGATGATAGATTCCCCGACATGGGAATCGCTTTACATACGCAAAGGGTTACGATCTTTCGAGTCCTTTGTTACGTTGGTATTTATAGTAACATAATGCTAGGATTCTGTCAAGCTTTCTTTTTGTAACGATTTCCTGATCAATTTAGCATACGCTACATCTTGTTTAGTATACCAGTTAGGATGTTTCTTGGCAATCTTAATTAGTTTTTTTGCTACTTTTCTTTCGGTCATTTCTTATTGTTAGTATTTGTTTACCAGTTTCAATGCGACTATTCTTATACTCTTCTGAATTAAAATCTATATCTAATACATCAGTAACATCAACAATAGAATCAAACTCTAAATCTTGTTGACCTACTATTTCTTTTAATGCAGGAGTCAACTGGTTGTAAGGGATTTTAGGTAGTTCCATATAGGTATTTATGTCATAAAAAAAGACCCCCGAAGGGGTCTGTAAGTTCCGAGTGTAGAGACGCACGAAAGGTCTCGACTCTATTTATTAACCAATAGCAGGTGCTGTTAGTGCAACCTGTGTTGACTCTGCAGATGCAAGGTCAAGTGGGAAGTTGTGTGCATTTCTTTCATGCATAACTTCCATACCTAGGTTTGCTCTGTTAAGAACATCTCCCCATGTTGGAACAATCTTACCGTTTGCATC